TCTTGTATTTGCCATATTACTGTTTCGTCACGCTCTACTTTAAATACTTTGATTCGTCTTTCGTTAGGAATGTGGTCGAAGTTATGCTTCTTTTGTACAAAATCACGGATGTCTAAATCTTCGTCTATCTTATGCTGTTTCCAATGTTCCCTTCTTATTTCGTCTTCTACTATCTCGAAAGGTGTATTTATTAGGCAATAACAAAGTAATGATTCAGTTTTACCTGTTAACCACATATACCCCTGTAACTGATAGAAATAGTCTTTAGTAGGTATTTCAGTTTCAAAGAATGGAAATGTAGTAGCATCCCAAGAACATTTTACATCTAAAAGTATTTCATTCGTGTTTACGTCAGGGACTCCTGTAATAAAATCATTCTCGAAGCGTTCTTCGTTCTTGTAAATAAATCCTAAATCTAAAACATCGTTAACGAAACTAATAGCTTCTTCTTCTACTTCGTTTCCTTTATCCGTGTACCTTGACCAAAACTCTTTTTTAATACCGTACTTATGTTCTAATACAAGTTCTTGAATATAAGTTTTAGCAGTCTTTGATAGGCTCTCCCCTTTCTCGCGGGGAGTAGCCATTATCTTTCCTATTTGTGATGCTCTAATTTTCATTAGTATTTAAGGCTTATTTTGTTTCTACTTCTATAATTGTAAATATCTTCAATTAATGTTTTATATTGCTCACGATTAGCGCAAATAACTAATGCTGTTGGTTGTAATCTTACTTTGTGCATAAATTCATTAAAATCAAAATTATTATGTTTAAATAAAGTAATCATTGTACCAACAAATGAATTATTATTATAAAATTTAAAATATGGTTTAATCATTCGTATTTTATTAGACCACTCTTGAGCAACATTAAAATCTCTACCTACCCAAGTTCCATTATCAAACACTTCTGAATTTACACCAAGCCTATTGTGGGAATTATCAGTTGTATTATTACAAAAAGCAATACATATTGGTAATGAATAATCATTATTTATTTCATAAAACTTTTTTAACTTAATATAAGATTCTATCCCCATATTAGCGTAACCCTCCATAAAATCTTTTTTAGTCCAATTCTTTTGATTAAGGTTTAATGTATGAACTTCATTTAATGAATATCCATCCACAATAATATAATAAACAAATGATTCAGCTTCTTTGGCAGCCATTAAACGATGTTGTCCATCTATTACTTCCATTCGTTCATTAACTAAAATTGGATTACACTTCATTCCATAAACACGAATTGAATCAGCTAATCGCTTAACGTGTTGTAAATTTGGAACTCTGTTACCATCAATTTGTTTAAAAATTGATAAATTACTTGTTTTGTAAACCCTGTTTACCTCTTTACCTGTTTGCACGTGGTTACTGTACTTCGCCATTGGTGCTGCTGTTGTGTTATACATAGCTTTTAATATTATATTTTATTGATAATTGATAATTGAGAATCGTCTAAGTCGAACTTCTCTATAAGTTGGTCTATTTGATATTCTCCGTTTTTAATAGCTTCTATTGCTTTTTTAAAACGTGTGTTATCAATCTTTGCTTTCTTTGGTTCGTGTTTTACTTGTTCTCCTGAAGCATCTGAATCTATGTCCGTAACTAAACATAACATACTGCTAATGGAGTACCTACGATAGTAAGTACAACCACTACCAAACGACTGATAATCATTCATTTTTGCCAGTTGTACTTTAGGAATCTCAACCATTGAATCTAAACATTCTCCACTTTCTACGTGGAATACTGTTGTACATAGGTAAGTAATACCTTCTTTAGTGTTTAGGGTTTGAGTGAATCCTAATCCGTGTTTTTGTAGTAGTGGATTAATCACTTCGAAGATTTTAGGAAGGTCTGCATAAGAATATCCGTAGCCTTGTGTACCCTTGTGTATTACAGGCACTTCTTGTTGGAACTCAGCCAACGATTTAAACAAATTTTTCATAGGTGTTAAATTAAAATTATAAGCAAATATAAGTATAATTATTATATTACAATATATTTTTAGAAAAAATCTTTCAATGGAAGTAAAATTCCTTTACTTGTGTTAGAATCACCACCTAATACATCGTGAGTAGTCTTAATATATTTACGACACATTTGCTTTAATTCGTCTTTTTCTACGATTACACAGCGTTTCTCATTTAAGAAGTAGCAATAGTAGTCAGCTTCGCTTGTGGCTATTCCTGAAGGCTTATTTCGGCTTTCGTATTCTACAAATATGTTTCCTGTTTCTAAACATTGCATATCTCGTTTTACTTCTATCTTCTTACCAAGCATCTCGTAAAGTTGAGTTTCGAAGTTTAAACCTATTTCTAAGTCGTATCTAAAATCGCTATTGTGCTTCATATTGTTTTATCTTTTTTTTGTAGGTGTTAATTATTTCTTTTAGTTCTTCTATTGTGAACTTTCGTGTTTTGTTAGCTTCCAGTTCCAAAAGTGTTAATTGTTCTTCTCCTATCTTGTTAATTAATCCCTTGCGATATTCTATTAAATTACCACTCAAATATTGGTTGCACGTAATACAACTGCTATGCACGTTAAACTCATTAAAACGAACATTCCAATGGTTATTAGCATTGAAGTAATGCGAAGCGTTTACGCGTCCTGTAATTGGTTTTCCGCAACTTATACAAGGTAATTTTTTATCTCGAAGGTTTATGTACTTGTTAAAAGTCTGCTGCGCTAATTTTATGTAGTCTTGAATAGTTAGTAAATCGTTTTTCATTTTAGCTTTCGTCTTTTTCCACGCTTTGGATTTAGCTTCTTCTACGAAAACACGAATGCACTCGTCTTTTAAGCAGTACTTTTGGTTAAAGCGCACAGGTTCAAACTTCTCTTTGCAGTTACGGCATCTCATTTTATAAGGTTATATCTTTAAAATTAATTTGCTTTTTTAAGTCTATAACCTGATTTTTTAAGTCAAGGTTTATAAGTTCTAACCTAAACAAACTTTTATTAGCAATCCTATATTCGTTTTCTAAGTCTAAGAAAACACGATGTATCTCTTTAACGTCTTTTAAACTTTGTGACATAGAGTCTATTAAGTCTTTTCTATTAGGGTGGTTTTGTTTTATTTCGTCTAATGATAGGCTTATCTTAGCGTGTAATGCTCCTATTTGAACACTTGTTTTTAGTAGTATTAAATCTTCCATAGTTAAAAGGGTAAGTTATTTTTTAATTTTAGTTTTTCACTTGTTGACATTAATCCGTCAGTTTCTATAATTCGTGTTTGAGTAGGTGGTTTAGGTGGCGTTTGTAATTGTTCTTTAGCAAATTCCTTAACAAACTGGTAGCCATCTTGCCTATCTAAATAGTAATTCAAAGTTTCTTTATCAAATTTGATAAGCATTTTACCTATTTCCCCATTTGAACGTGGTTTTATTTTATTAAAATATATTTGCGCTTCATTATACTCAGGATTTTCACGATGTACTGTTATCATACATTTACCTGAATTAAACCATTCACTACCACCTTTTAAATCAAATGGAGTAGGAGCGTTTCTTTTTCCGTTTTCCTTCTCGGTTAATTTAGGATGGATTATAGTGTGAAAATGTAGATTGTTTTCTTCAGCCATATAATTCCTTAAAGGTAAAACATATTCCAAATACTGCGCATAACCACCATACTTTTCGTAATCGTGGCTTAGGTCTTTCCAACTATCTATTGAAGCAGTGTGTAGTTCTTCGTCTTTTTTTAGCTTTACCGCCCATTCCCAAAAGTCTTTAGGTGTTATTTTACCTTTTGTTTCCTTTCGTGTTATAATGTTAAAATGTCTTAAAACCCATTCCATAGCCATAGTTATTTCTAAGTCACTAATAACATTTCTCGCATTAGGGTTAAAACTCTTACCGGTCTTTTTTTGGATTAAGTCTGCAACTATTTCAGTTGTGTTACCTACGTCAGGAAAATAAACCAAGTGTTTCCATCCGTAAAACTTAGAAGTATTGACTAAGCATTCCATTAAAAATTGAGTTTTACCGCTTTGTGGGTACCCAGTCCAATCAGTACAATTACCTAAACTCATTGAATAAAATTTATGTAATTCCTCAAAACCTAAATACTTACCCTTTACGTGGTAGTTATCACGATGTTTGTATAAGGTTTCTACTACGTCACCTTGTTGCGCTATTTTAAATCCTTCAATCATTGCCAAGAAAATTTATTAGGTTGTTCATTAAAGTCAATTTGTTTAGGATTAAACTTAACTTCGTTTCGTTTCCATTGTGCTAATCTACGAGAATAACTCCAAGTTTTTTGTAACTCATATTTAAGTTTAGGAATTTTATCTTGCGTTTCTTCAGTCCAATACGAATAAAAGTCGTTAAGCATATCTCTACTATAAACATCTACAAATTCTTTTAGAGAATCAGCAAATTTTAATTTGCGTTGTTCTATTGTTTCTTGTTTAATTGTTTCTTGTTTATTTATACTAACAGTGCTTTGACTGTGCTTTGTACTGTGCTTTTGCAGTGCTTTGTCTAGTGCTTTGGTAGATGCTTTGGTATTTTTTACAATAGCAATTATGTTTGAAGAGTATTGATTTTTACTGATTTCAACCATTTCTACAAATCCAAAGTCTACTAATTCATTTAATCCTGCCGAGTAAGTTCTCCAATTTTTTACTCCTATTGCTTCCATAACCATTTGAGAAGGCAGTCCAAATTTATCTTTCCAACCTAAACGATTGCAGTGTTCAATAGCAAAAAAATAAATTGCATAATGAATAGGCTTTACTTTGTCAGGATTATCAAACGCCCAGTTGCAGAAATTTCTACTTAAATCATAACTATTCATTTGGCTCAAGATTATAATAAAACTTTAAAATAAAAGGAAGTAATTTTTCAATATCATTGTTTGAAATTGTAACCGCCGCTCTATTTTCTCCTTCTATACATTCAAAACATAAATACTCACCAATGCTTACAAACATAACATCATTTAAAACATTTGCACATTGAAACTCTAAATAATCTTTACGCATAA